GAGATTTGTCAAGTCACGTATAAAGAAGCGATGTGTAGGCGACAATGGACATTAGACCGAATCGATAATAACTACGGTCACAACGATACGAATGTAGTTATTGCGTGTTTGGATTGTAATTTGAAACGCGGAACGATGGATGCCGAGAGATTTAGAATGGGGAAGCAATTCACATTTCGGAAACTCGAATAATATTCTATTGGATATATAGTAATAATAATGACCAATAGAATATCAAGAAAACGACAAAAAAACAGAGGTCGATATAATGGTACAAAAAAGCGGCATATGCGTAAAATTCATGCCAGTAAAAGGCGACAAATTGTAACGAAGAGAAGAAAACGAATGTATGGGGGGTTTCCATGGAGTAAAGTTGAGCCTGATGCCTATATTACTACCTCTAAAAATTGGGATTGTAAATGTAAAGAAAAAGGTTCAAATGAAAATGAAGATGAAGATCCACGACCAGAAGAATTGTCAGAGCAAGTAGAGCAAGGAGGGCAAGTAGAGCAAGTAGAGCAAGGAGGGCAAGGAGGGCAAGTAGAGCAAGGAGGGCAAGTAGAGCAAGGAGGGCAAGTAGAGCAAGGAGGACAGCAACAACAAATACAACAGCGGACAATCGCAGTACAACAGCGGTTAGCAGACGTAAATAGACAGCTACAACAGCAACAACTACCACTACAACAGCAACAACTACCACTACCACAACCACTACCACAACAACTACTACAACAACAACTACAACAACTACAACAACTACAACAACAACTACAAAAACAACAACAACAACTAGAGCCACAACTACAACAGCACATAGCACAACTACAACAGCACATAGCACAAAAGCAATCGCACCAGCAAGTACAACACGGCATACGAAGTCAAACAGGACAATCACAAATTTTTGAAGTTCCGGTACCCTATGATATTGAAGTAGACTCTGAATCAGACGACGATAACCCTCCTCTTCCGGTTAGTTATAGAGGTCCTCCATCTTCATTACTTTCCAGCTCAATCAAAAGGTCAATCGAAGGTAAACTGAAAAGACCAAATCCGCTTTTAGATATCCCTCTAACTCATGGCCACCTCTTTGATCCACAGCAAAGACTACCATCGTCGGGCGAGGCACCCCCTCCGAAACCTTCCGTACCAGCAGAAATCTCTCGCCGCACCATTACCCCGTTGAATGTTATTATCCCCGCCGAACTCGAATCACCCCCAAAGACGAGCGTAACGGGTTTAAATTCTAAAAATTTAATATTTACGGAGGATGGAATAAAGATTAAAAAAGATGAGACAGATGAAAAATCCCAAATTAAACTTAGAAACCTCGGTTTTCATGAAGGCGACATTATAAAATCAATAAAAAACGTACCGATAAATAGTTTATTCAAACAAGGTAAGATTAACCCTAATAATAATAGACTCAATCTGGAGACATTTATAGAGCTAACTCAGGGTAACCCAGGTGAAAGAGTACGATTTAGCGTAAGTAATGATACTAATATACGTGTTGTTGAGATTACATTAAGGCGACCATCATCAGAACAAAGAATACAACCGTTACAAATAACAGATACCAGAAGATTAAGAACATTAGGCGGTCATAATTTTGGAGGCGGTGGCAAAAAAACGGTATCTCGACGTAAAAAACATGTAACTAGAAGAAAGAGTAATAAAAAGAAACATACGAAAAGGAGGAAGGTGATGGTGGGTGGGGCGTTGCCAGATGGATGGGAAACTATGTCAGATTTTGAGAAACAACAGTATATGCTTGACAATAAGAGTACGCTGAGCCCATTTATTGAAAGACACATACAGGCTTACGAAAGTAAAAAACAAGCTGACGCGGCGATCCTCGCGCGATCACAAGGACGCCCACCCCAACAGTATATTTCTCAACCAGCTTCGGCTTCTGTATCTCCGCGCAATTTTACTCCACAGGAAGATATATGGTCACGTTTGTTACGTAAACAACAACTGCCACCGGCTGCTACAGGTCTAATAACATCGGAATCGCAAGGACAAGGGTCAGTCGCATTTCAACCTCAACAGTATGAAAGACCTCCACAGTCTGAAAGTGTTAGTCCGAGAGGTCCATCCAGTCAAACAGACTATCCGCCGCCGCCGCCCTCCTTATCCCCATTTCCGTCGCCCGCCCACATCAAATCTTCGGCCGCATTTCCACCACCGTCATTTCCACCATCATCAGCAGCCTCCGCCGCCCAATCACCACCATCGTCATTTCTACCACCACCGTCAGCCGCATTTTCACCGCCATCATCAGCCGCAGCCGCCGCCGCATTTTCACCACCACCACAGGAATCACCACCACCGTCATTTCCACAACAATCAGCCGCCTCCGCCGTCCAATCACCACCACAGTCATTTCCACCACAATCAGCCGCATTTTCACCGCCACCATCAGCCGCCGCCGCATTTCCACCACCACCACAGCAAGAGCAACAGCCGCAAGAGCAACAGCCGGAATCACCACCACCATCTGCCGCTGCCGCTGCCGCCTCTGCCGCCTCTGCCGCCGCTGCCGCATTTCCACCACCACAGGAATCACCACGACAGGAATCATCGCCGCCATCAGAGCAACCGCTACAGCAACCGCTAGAGCAACCGCTACAGCAACCGCCATCAGAGCAACCGCTACAGCAACCGCTACAGCAACCGCTACAGCAACCGCTACAGCAACCGCTACAGCAACCGCTACAGCAACCGCCATCAGAGCAACCGCTACAGCAACCGCCACAGCAACCGCCACAGCAAAAGACTGTTATTTGTAAATGCAGCCGAAAATCTAAAACACAAAATAAAGGAAAAGGAAAAGTAAACCCACCAGTTGAAGTGAATGAGACATGGTACGGTAAAGTTAAGTCCAAGGTTAAGTCCAAGTTTTCCAAATCAAAGGAAGCACCAAACCAACCAACTAACGCAAATAAGTCAAGCAAACGACCCCAGAATCCCGTATCCAGATCAAAATTATCGGAAACAATTGAAGCGTCACCAGTTCTGAGTAGGAGTGAACGTTTTTTAAGAAGATTTAGACCAACATATCCCACGGATCCGTTTTCGCCCAAGTTTTCAGGTGATCGTTTGTAGCCGAAATAATAAACTTCAACGCACGTATTTATCTCTCACGCATACAACTTGCTATCCTCCACATTCCGAGTGATCTCTTTGATGAATTTATCCGCATCCAGTAATTCGTTGATATTCTCCGACCAAGCACGTCGATACCGAAAGAGGAAGCCCACCAGCCCCGCCATCGTTATCGTTTTCTTCTGAATGTGCTCGTAAAATCGGTCAAAGTCGCGGTCGATTTCCTCCGCGGTCATTTCCTCCTTCCGCATCATATCGCGAAACAGATGCTTGACATCCACCTTCTTCGGATAATTCATATGAATAATCATATCTGTCCGTCCCTGACGCAGCAACGCATGATCCAAATTCTCCGGATGGTTCGTTGTAATGAATGCGATGAGACCTTTACGGGAAAAAACACCGTCGAGCAAATTCAAGAGATGGCTGAATGTGAATTGACTCTTGTTTTCGGTGGAACTTGTGCGCTTCTCGAAAAGACAGTCGATATCCTCAAAGAGCAAGACCGACTTTGGTGGAATATCGCGGAACGCGGCGAGAGCAGTATTATTATCCACATCATGGTTAATCGAGAAAATACACAGGCTATACCCGATCTCTCGACACATCGCTTTAATAATACTCGTCTTTCCGCTTCCTGGAATACCTGTCAGCAGATAGTTCTTCTTATACGGAATCCCAAACTCGTCGTACTCCTTCTCCTTCTTCAAAAAATCCGTAATATCGGCGCGGAGTTTCAGTTTCAGTTTTTCATCGAAATAAACGGTGTCGAGCGTACGCGATGGGATTTTGTTATAGCGCATCCACTCGCCATATTTCGACATGACGAACACATGGAGCTTCGAATCATCTTGTTCGTTATTTTCGAGGAAGTTGTCGCTTTCGCGGTAAAAATGGTGGAAAATTTCCGGTGAATCGGTGAGAATCGTCATCGATTCGAATTTCTCTGCGCCGTCGTGACATCCGACGGTTAGGTCTTCTTGGCGGTATAACATATGGAACTCAGTTGTTTTCGCTGGGTCGGTCTTCGTTGCGGGGACCGTATAAGTATATTTGTATTCACCAAAACCCATTTGTGCGTAGCAGAAATCGTCCTTGTCGTATTTGTAGGGGCGGCGGCGGAGCTTTATTGGGGTCGGGGCCGGTTTTGTCGTTTCTGGATTGGTGACATAATTCACAGTCGGCGGCAAATATACCAAATTATTTATCGTGTGATACACATAGAGCAACATTTGATTGATGATACCTGGGCTATCCGTATAATATTGATACTGTCCTACGGGCATTTTCTTCAAGTCGACGACGAGTTTTGTGCTCGTTCGGTCGGTTCCTGCGTCGCTCTCGGTATCGCTGGAATCCTGTGTTTTTGGCATCGTATTTGCTAATTGGTATTGTTCGCCAATTTTAGGAGATTCGGAATCGGCACGTTCGAGAGACATCGTTTCTTTTCGTTATATGTATTCGCGGGTTGCGTTTATATTATATATTCCACGGAAATCGGGCGAAAACCGATGGAAATCGGGCGAAAACCGATGGAAATCGGTTTAAATACTAACCCTTTATGTTTATTACACGACTTCATCACACAGAATCAAATGTTGGCTTGTCAGCATCCTCCCAACAATACACCTCCATCGTTTCACTCACCACACACCATCGCCCTAGCACATGGAACCAGTATCTATAACACACAAAACGACCTTCTTCTTCATAAAGTCCTCCGATTCTACAACGAAAACGGCGGCGAAAATATGGAGAAAATGCTCGCCGTGATCAACGGAACCACGAATATATCTCTCCGTATTATGGACTGGTTTGTTACGAATTATTCGAAGAAGCATTATACGGTCTATGACCTCGAAGGCAGCGGAACACCCCCCAAACGATTCAAGGTCTATGTTGATTATAAGTTGAAGCTTCGCGCATATTCGAAGAAACGGTTCGACCCTTTCTGCCGCTGGGAACGAATCAACGTGCCGCATATGAGCGGGACTACCTATATTCAAACCACACTCGGGCAGCTGAATTTCTTTAAATGGGCGATCGAGAATCAGGTGCTTCGGTATATCCACGAGAATTATTCGGTGATTGAATCTGACATGAATATTCGGAACAACACGTCGCGTAAGATGGCGAAGTCGCATCAAACCTCTTCGGCAACTGTAGATGGATGTGAAATAAAGGTGGCCGACGCTGCCTACGACGACGACGACGCCACCGCTGCTCATGCAGCTGCTACAATATGCGTTACTGAGAAAGTAATGACGAAACCGAAAAACCGTAAGAAACGTGAAGAATTATCGTCTTCCGCAACCAAAAGCATTAAGAAAGAATTCGTGGATATCGTCATTACATTCGATTGATACCGATATTGAGAAGGAGAGTCCGTAAATTAGATAAAAACAAATAATATTGTTAGTATAACTAAGAACATTATTCCGCGATGGGCAATCAAGTAAGCCTCGTTCCAAAAGTTAGCTATGAAGACATCCAAATGGTCGTATATCGAAATTCGCATGTCCAACATTCAACACTACTCATTAATACGATGCCTTCTACCTTACAACACTGTCTTATAAAAACAACGCTGGATATTCGTTTCGAAGAACGTGTTATAAATGCTCTCATTCACAAAACTCCTGATATCATGATAATCGTATATGGTAAAAATTCAAATGATATTACGATATTACACAAATATGACCAGCTGGTGAAACTCGGATTTACGAATGTTCATATCTACACCGGCGGTATATTCGAATGGATGCTTCTTCATGAAATCTACGGAAAAGACCTTTTCAAAATAACGAAATATGAAATCGATATTCTGCGGTATCGCCCGAAGTCGGTATTGCTGGCTGCGATGGCGGGGGGTGGCGGGATTGGCGGCTATATCGAAGACGGGGGGGGGGGTGGGGTAGGAAGTGAGCCACGATATCCGAGAGATTTTAATAATAGTAATAATAGTAATAATAGTAATAATGATAATGATAATGACGATGATATTCGTATTCATATTCCAGATGAAACAACCGACCACGCCGACGGTGGTAACGGAGGTGGAGGCATTATCGCAACAGGAATAAAATGGCTATTCGGTTCATAGAAAACCAATATAAAAGTCGAACTAGTATATAATTACGCACACACCCACACACCACACAAATGAAAATCTTTGTCCTTCACTATTCCAAACTCACCGACCGTAAGCGTCATATTATACAACAGTTTGAACGTCATGGTATCACCGATTACGATTTCATCGAGAAGTTTGATAAAGACACAATCACCGATGAAGAATGCCCTGAATTCAGCCGCGACTATATCACCAGGCGCCGTGCGGAATTATCACTCCATCTTAAACATATTTACTTATACCGCCTGATTATTCGAGAGAATTATGATGAAGTTCTCGTATTTGAAGATGACGTGATTCTCACGACGGGTTTCATGGAAATTCTAGCACGATACATGACACAATTGCCGAAGGATTATGACATGTTATTTATTGGAGATGGTTGTAATTTACATATTCCAAGAAGCATGCAGACGCCGAATCAGTATATTTATGAAAAATGCCTTCATGAAACTGCTTGGGGTGGCAACGGTGCGTCAAAATGTGCTGATAGTTATATTATTAGCAACGTATGTGCGAAAAAGATATGCGACTACATCGACGAGACTACTTCGACGAAGAAGATCGACCTCCCGGCGGATTGGTGGCTGAATGAAGTTGCGAGAGATCTCGTGTTGAAAATGTATTGGGCAGAGCCGACGATTGTAACACAGGGGTCGCAGAACGGCATGTTTTCTAGGTCGTTGTAGAACTCACGAAAACATCTTCGTATAATACGCGAGATCTAGTTTTTCATATTTTAGTTCGCCTTTATCATGCTTGTCTTTGAAATCGGCCAACGCTGTCACCAATAATTGTAATGAAATGTCTGACCATCTCTCTACAATAAGCACCGGCAATCCTTCAAATAAATCGTTGAATACCGTCGAACGCACGATCGGAATACATCCGCACAATAATGCTTCCCATGTTCGATGACAATCCATTCCATTTCCGAAGGGTGATAATACGAAAGCGTATTCTGTCATGTTCCGCCATGTTTGTATTCGTGGAATGAAAGTCGTTTGCTGAGAGATGAGTTCGGCGGGTATCTCTCGAATCGCGGTTACACGATCGTTGAAACGGTCTGGACACAGCATCACATTTGAATAGATGCGTATTTTACGCTGATGAAATGGCTTCATGGTATCGCGGATTTCGCGAATAAGTGTACATTCTTGACCGAGTGGTGTGTGAGGTGCGACGGCAGCGGCGGCGGTGTCGGTGCTTCCGATTGCCCATCGATGCCACGGATTCGCGCTAATCGTATGATAATCCATCCCAATCGGGAATTGTCGCAGTTTTCGTGTTACATTTTGTATCGCGTCTTCGAGTGTTTTCGGCGCATCACTCGTTTTATATATCGCCGCATTTGCTGTCCATAGTTTGGTTATTTTCTCGGTAAGAAACACGCGGCAACCTTGAATATCCATGTTTTGAGAGAATAATCCGCGAAGGTTTGAACTTATCATAAACATCAAAAACTTATGGTATTTCTCTCGAGAGACGGCTTCATGGAACATCGTTAGGTCGCCGTCGCCGCTGACGACAATATACGGAACTGTTATTTGATTCGCATAGGTTTGTATGAATTCTTGAAATGCGTCGCAGCAGACATAGATGCCAACGGGGGTTTGGCGGTGGCGATACTTCTCTTGATTCACAATAAACTGGCGAACGTGTTCCAAATCATTCGGACTACTTGAACGTGGGTATGATGAATGAATAGAACACGATTTCAATAAACCGCGACTAGATACGAAGCGGCATGCGGCTTCATTACTTGCCGACGACAACGACGACATGCTAGATTGAATCGTAAAAGAATAATAGAAAAAAGAAAAAGAGTATGATTCAATAATGATATACTGAATCATAATATTTAATTCGTTTATTACGCAGACGCAGACGCAGACGCAGAGGCACGGAGCATCAATCCCCGTATAAATTCAGTAATAGACTCCATTCTATGTGACATGATCGTCGGGGTTTGTTTCATATCCTCATTCGCCGGCAATTCAAGAAGCGGACAGTTTTTTGAGCGTATCCAGTCCTCGTGATACTTATGGCATCTCTCAATATACTCTGGATGTATTGTTTCGCCGGCCCGTGCGCGCTTGTGAATACGTTCCACACAAACATCCGGTGACGCATGAATATATACGATCCCCCCCAACGGAACATCCGTCAAGAATTCATCAAACCATAGTGTGTAAATCTGGAATTCATCATGTGAGATGTCTCCAGTATCATACAACATTTTGGCGAACACATTCCTGTCCGTTTCCACGCTTCGCTCCGTAATAATCAACTTGATTTTCGGGTCCTTCACCGCCTTACGCAGCAAAGAAAGGCGCGAAATATATGCCATCATCTGGAATTTAAACGCGTTGGCACGAATATCCTTATATAAATTCGTCAATATATTCACACCGTTCTCGTCACATACTTGATTCCATAATGCGACGGGTTCGTCTAAAAAACACACTTCATCTATATTGGGGAAAAATGACGTGCCGTCGTTGCCGCCGACGCCCATTCCATTTCTAAGATACTGTTCATATTCTTCGCATGTAGTCGATTTTCCAGACCCGATATTCCCATCAAAGCTTATAATAAGAGGAAGAGGCATTCAACAAAGACAAGTCACGGCGCTGATATACAATACACCATTATATTTAATTCAATTTACGCACGCGATTTCGGTTGTAATACTTATATGGCTAAAATTGATATAAATGTTGATACATAATGTTAATGTATTGACGTTAATTCATCTCCCTCCCCCTGAATCGAATCGATATGACTACTACCGCAACCGACACGACACTCTGTCAAGTCAAGCTTACAGGCGAAGAATGGAATGGAATAGAAATTATGGAGCCAGAAGATGAAATGCGTATCTTGAAACTTATTATTGACGGGTTTCACGATGTGAATCATGTATTCAATCTTCATATGTCTCTCCTTTCACGACTGAAAATCACGCTTACACCGGAGATCGAAGACCATTTATTTCATGAATATTTCAAAAAACGTGTCGAGCGTGTGATGAGCCAGCTGAATACACCGGTCGAGGTCGAGGGTGCGGCGGCGGCGACGACGGCTAACTTTGAAATCCGCGCCAAATCAAAGAATACGATGAAAAAGGTGGATTTGATGAGAATCCAAAATATGAATACGACATTTGGCGGTTCTGGCGATACATTCGACCATCATATCATGAATACAATAGAAGCCATCGTTGAAACAAAAAATACAACGACCTGCGGTGGTGGTGGCGTCGGTGGCGTCGGTGGCGTCGGTGGCGTCGCCACTGGTCCAAACGAATGGATGAAGCATTATTATACGCTGAAACTCATGCTTCAGAAGTCGGTCATCGGCGTGAATTCACATATTATCGATTTTGCGAACTACGTTATCGAATTATTCAAAGACCAAGTTCAGCTCATCGGATTTCTTCGTAATGCTTATCGGTTCATCGAACAGAATGATGCCGTATTCAAATACGCCGATTTCCAATTATACGACCATCAAAAACAACTTTTCACGGTTGCGAAACGACCCGAAGCAAAGTTAGTCCTTTATATCGCACCAACAGGCACAGGGAAGACGCTTTCACCGCTCGGATTGTCGGAAAAATACAAGATTATCTTCGTATGTGCGGCTCGACACGTGGGGTTGGCGCTCGCGAAGGCCGCGATTTCCATGAAGAAACGTATTGCATTCGCGTTCGGGTGTAGCAACATCGACGATATCCGTCTTCATTATTTCGCGGCGAAGGAGGCCATTCGCGACAAACGCAGCGGACGTATTCGCAAAGTAGATAATAGCATCGGTGATAATGTCGAAATCATGATTTGCGATATTCGGTCTTACCTGCTTGCGATGCGGTATATGATGGCGTTTCATCCGCTTGACCAGCTATTGATGTATTGGGATGAACCGACCATATCGATGGACTACCCCGAACACGATCTTCATCCGATCATTCATCGCAATTGGAGCGCGAATTTGATTCCGAATGTGGTTCTGTCATCTGCTACGATGCCGCGCGAAGATGAAATCGTTGATGTGATTCAGGACTTCAAGGTCAAATTTCACGACAAGGGTGCGGAAGTATATAGTGTTATTAGTCATGACTTCAAAAAGTCGATACCGATTGTAAATCAGGGTGGATTTATCGAACTTCCGCATTATATGTTTGGTGAAGATTATGACCGTGTATTGGAATGCGTGGAACACTGCAAGACATACAAGACTCTCATGCGGTATTTCGATCTGCGTGAAATTTTGCGGTTTATTGCGTTGGTTACAAAGTCGGTGAATGACGACGACAGCGACAGCGACAGCGACAGCGACGGAGACAGCGACGGAGACAGCGACAGCGAACCCAATAACAAAAAGAAGGAGGACGACGACCCAGATACACACGATAACCGCGGCCTTATTCTAACCTCTCAGCGATACCTTCCAGAAAATATGTTTGCCGATATTGGCGAAATCACGATGACAAGTATTAAGGAATATTACCTTCTTCTTCTTGAAAATATCCGCCCGAAATATTGGCCACGAGTCTATGAAACGTTGATTGGGGTTCGTCGTCCAAAATTCGAATCCGTTGTCAATCTCTCCACGAGTGATGCGCATACACTCACCGACGGACCCACGATTTATCTTACCGAAAATGTCGATAAGGTGGCTGCGTTTATGCTTCAAATCGCAAAAATACCGTCCGTTGTTATGAGTGATATCATGGAAACGATCGATTTCAATACACGCGTTATCGAAGAACTCGCAAAGACCGAAAAGCTGATTAAGGATTTAGAAGGCGAATCTGCGGCCGAAACTAGCGGTGGTGGTGGTAGTGGTGCCGACGAGAAGAAAACGCGGAAATTCACATCAGATACTCGCGTCAATCCTGAAACCGAACGACTTCATATTAAAGTGGAAGAATTGAAGAAATCCGTCAAATATACCGCGCTTCATGAACTCTTTGTACCGAACAGGTTAGAGCATCTGAAACGTTGGACAAAACGCACCGCAATCACGAATGAATTCACGTCGTTTGTGGAAGATGAAGTGGTCGAGCAGATTATGCTTTTGAATGTCGCGACCCACTGGAAACTCTTACTTCTGATGGGGATCGGCGCAATCACGAACGCAACTGATCAGAAATACACCGATATTATGAAGACGCTCGCGAAGCATCAGAAATTATACCTGATTATCACGGCAACAGACTATATCTATGGCACGAATTATCAGTTCTGTCATGGATATATTGGCAAGGATTTAGAGGGAATGTCGCAAGAGAAGGCGATTCAGTCGATGGGGCGTATCGGACGCGGTGCGATTCAACAAGATTATACGATACGAGTGCGTCACGACGCGATTCTGCGCCATATCTTCACCGCGTTGCGAAGCTCCGAGAAACCGGAAGTGTGTGCGATGAATCGGTTGTTCGTTACGGATGCGGGGGCGGCTGATGCGTAGTGAAGCCGACATTACAATATCACTGACCGAACATCTCTTCAATCAGTTTCTCCATGGTATCATATTGAAATGTCCAGCCCAACTTTTCTCGCGCTTTTGTTGCGTCGCCTAATAAAAATTCAACTTCACATGGACGGAAATATTTGGGGTTTATTTTTACTCTGGTAAGACCCGTAGCAGCATCTTTGCCGATTTCATCGACCCCTTTTCCACTCCACTCGATTGTAATACCTTTTAACGCAAATGCCTTCTCGATGAAAGTGCGGATCATGTGGGTTTTTCCGGATGCGAGAACGAAATCCTCTGGCTGCTCTTGCTGAAGCATCAACCACATACCATAGACATAGTCTTTCGCATGCCCCCAGTCACGACGACTATCAATATTTCCCAATTCAATATATTCCTGTGTTCCATTTAGAATATTCTGGATTCCGCTTACAATTTTCATCGTAACGAAATTCTCTACACGACGACTACTTTCATGATTGAATAAAATTCCATTTACTGCGTATATACCGTATCCTTCGCGATACACTTTTGTAATATAATGAGCATACACTTTCGCGGCGGCGTAGGGTGAAACCGGATTAAATGGTGTGTTTTCGGTTTGAGGGGTTTCTTTCACCGCACCGAACATCTCGCTTGTACCGGCCTGATAAAATCGAATTCTATTTTTTATGGATGAGGGCAGCGTTCGTATCACTTCTAGGATGCGTAACACACCTGCGCCATCGACATCATTTGTGTATTCTGGTATTTCAAATGATATCGCAACATGGGATTGTGCAGCCAAATTATAAATCTCGAATACTTCAAAGTCCGGGTGTGTTTGAATAATATTGTGTATAAAATTCGATAATCCTGTTGTATCGGTCATGTCGCCATATCTCAGGTTGAGTTTATCGCGAATATGCTCAATTCTAGTACGCGAATATAAGAGGGATGTTCTGCGGACAATACCAAATACCTTATAGTCTTTTTGGAGTAATAATTCACTAAGATATGATCCATCTTGACCTGTGATTCCTGTGATAAATGCGAGTTTCGTCATATTTTCGTAGCGATATTGTTATTATTCATTATTCTTTATATTTTAACGAGAATGCTTTCTCGATGAACGTGCGGATGGTCTGCGTTTTTCCACACTTTGGCGGCGCGTGCGTTTACTTTTTCTTTTTTTGATTGTCTTCGATTTTCGTCTAGAACTACGCCTATCCATAAAATATAATATAGTTATTTTATATTTTATATTTTATATTTATAAACAGTAAAGAATATGTACCGTCCTCCTCGCCGCACCGCCCTCCTTGTTGGTATCAACTACAACAACAACACCGACGCCACCCTAAACGGCTGCTACAACGACGTCGTGAATGTCTCGCAGTATTTACGCACAGTTTTAGCATATCCAGCATCCTCCGTGAATGTCCTTACCGACGGAAATCGCGGTGCCGCTGGTGCCGGAACTGCCTCCGCGTTACCCCCCACCCGCCAAAATATCCTCGCGGGTATCGCCGCCCTCGTCGATGGAATGGTCGCTGGCGATGAAGCCGTATTCCATTTCTCCGGCCACGGGTCGCTCGTGCGTGATACAAATGGCGATGAAGTCACCGGACTCGACTCATGTCTTTGTCCTCTCGACTATAACGCCCCCGCATCCGCCGGAGGTGGCATCATTACTGATGACGAAATCCGCGCGCTTCTCGTGAATAAGGTGCCTCGTGGTGCGCGGCTTTATCTCATCCTCGACTGCTGTCATAATGGCACCGGATGTGATGTGCGTTATAAATACGAGGATTTCAGTTTGCTTCTTAGGCCTCCTTCCGGACGCACAGCCGCTATTTGGCGCACCCAGCAAAAAGCATTCACGAATGGTAAATATACCGACACCGTGGGCGAAGTGTTCATGATTAGCGGGTCGCGTGACGAACAAACCTCTGCCGATGCGTATATCAACAACGCCTTCGCCGGAGCACTCACTTACGCTGTTTTCGCCATTCTTCGTGCCAATCAAGCCACTATCCGCACCTATTCGTGGAGCTCGCTTCTCCGCGATGTCCGCCATTTTATGCGCGCTAATCGTTATTCACAGATACCGCAGGTGATGACCGGACAATTAATTTCTCCGGCGCGACCGGTTTTCACTTCAGTAAATAGTTTGAATTTTCGTACTACAGATCAATCTAAAAAATTACAATTTTCTTAATTCAAGTATTTTTAATTTTCTTCGTTTTTCTTGTTTTCTTCGTTTTTCTTGTTTTTTTCGACCTTCTTTTTTTATCATTTTTGCGTTTAGAACTGCCACCCGGAAAACCAAAAGCACCAGCACCAGCACCAGCACCAGCACCAGCACCAGCACCAGCACCAGCACCAGCACCAGCACCAGGAGCCGGCTGTAAAAAATCGAAATCAATGTCGGTTTTATTTGAAAGTAATCCGCTCTTTTTCATTACTATTGATCTTCCACTATGATTGGGGCATATTTTATGTGACTCAGAGTTTTCCGTGAAACCATATTTTGTATCATATAAATTCGTTAAGATATCTTTGGAAGTATTATCTTCTACAGATAAATATATATCTGTTTTTTGTAAATTTTGAACTGTTATTTGCTCCATAAAATATATTAACGCACTTATTACTGAATCTGTTTTTGGTTTTTTTGACGGACTTTCTACTCTACATAAATCGTTTATCCAAACTTGTGATTTCGCAACATCATTTGTATGTATTCCATAACACCAATCATATATCTGTAATGTTCCTGATGCCTTTTCGTCATGATCTAATTTGTTAACAATTATAAACGCACTTACATCAGAGTCGTATAACATTTTTTGTACATTTTCTTTACGTAAGCCTAAACAAACTTTAGTTCTATTAGTTGTTTTATCGATTATTTTTCGGGTTCCAAAATAGTCACTTATTTCTAATTTTTCAGATGGATTATATGGTTGTAAATATAGAACATAATCATATAGTTGTCCGTTGTGTTTGAAATTACCGTTAAATTTATTTTGTTGAGAACTATTATTAAAATTTAAAGCTGGCATATATAGTATGATAACAAATAAAAACATTTCAATATTCTAAAAAAATTGAAATGTTTTTTTTACAATATGCCGAATACAGCGACTCAAGCAACAAACGAACGAACAACACAGAAATAATGGCCGTAAATCCCAAATTGGCAACCCTTATGCGTGTGATTGACGACAACCAAGACAAAATGACCGAAGGCGAATATCTCGAGGCGATGAATGCCCTGGCCGCACTCCATCGTGAAGTTCCAGCTGCCGCCGCCGTACCACCACCGCCGCCGCCGGCGCCTCCTTCCTACAACGCATCTGCCGCTGCTGGGTTATTTGCGCCTCAAGTGCCAGAAGTCATGGGTGGCAACCTTACGGAAATGTCTGCGTGGCAGAATGTGAGAACCCACCACCCGGACCCTTTCCAAAACCGAATTTCCGCGGAAGAATGGATGGCGTTGTCGTACGAAAACCGGTTTCGTCTCCTGCGTGAAGCGAAGGAATATTTTGTCGGCAAAAAAGAAATTTCACACCGCACACCAGAACCGTCGGTTTGCCCCTTCATCACGCGACACGCTGTCGGATTGTGGAGTGATGAAGACGATGGCAACACGAACTGGGAATGTGTGTGTGGATACACAGGAAAAGTGAAGAACTGGAAAAAACACGAGCAAAGCGAGCGTCATCAAGAGTGGGCCGCTCATCGCACAGTAAGCCGACGCAAAATACAAAAAATGAAAGCGTCCATCAAGGACGACGAAGTTGGCCACTTTATTCGCTTCGCAAGTTACGCACCGAACCCGGATGGACTGTATCCCGGCGGAATTCGTTTCTATCCCGTTTGGCAGGACAAAAATGAATGGACACATCCGGAGTTGTTTGCGGAGTTTCATCGAAGCCCGATTCCGGTGTTTCACTTGGATGAATGCGGCAACGTCGGTGAGACCACGACAACGTGGTTTGTTCATCGCAGAAACATTTGGGCCAGGCAGTATGTTCAGTAAGGGGTAAGTAAAAATATGTTGTGTGTGTGTGTGTATAATCTAACACTTTTTTATTAGTTCTCTCAATAAGAAAATAAAAGGTGTTAGTTTCACACACACTCTACTTACATTTACAAGCGTTGATGCTCGATATACTTAGATATGATTTTCCGTATCGACCTTTCACACAAATCGGCGCTCTCTCTTTCTTCTTCCGTATCCGCCGCCGCCGCCGCCGTGCTTGCCGCTTCTACCTACTCTAAGAATTTTACAGCCCCAAATGCCTCTTCGTAGGTTGGCGGCATCGAACGAACGATGTAAAATGATGCGTCACGGATTGGCGTATCATCCCACATCACCTGTCGCATCAATTCCCAATGTTCCTGAACCATCTCTTCGTATTCGGTTCTCGGTTTTGTCTCAAACCAGCTGTCTTCGTCCTCGATAAGCATCACGAGCCGGAAATCGTTGGTGTAATGCTTGTGATCGCCCGCCATTTCAATCCAGATTCGCGATGTTTTCACGCATTTCTCTTCGTATTCTTCATGTCTTTTCTGAAGCGCGGGAGGGATCGGTTTCTGCCATTTTGATATATATGAATCGGTAAGGAAGGACTGCGGAAACCAGTCGATACTGAGTGGGCTTCGGTACGATGAAATTTCGCGCGGGTCGGTATTCAGCCGGTGTTCGCTGTTACAGTATTTCGGCGTGTGCCCGATTTCACCGCAACGGGAGCACTGTTGTTGAAGCAGGATGGGGCAGGTGATTTTTGAACCAAATTCCGGCCCGCTTTTCGTATAATGTGTCTTACATTCTTTGAGGGGAAGGCCGCGTTGCTGACAAAACTTACAGAAAGGGCGTCGCATTTTCGTTGATTTGGTCTGGGTTCGGCGCGTTACGGTTCGCGCAAGGTCGGCTTTTTGTTCATCTTCGGCGCGTTTTGCTTCTTTTTCATCATTCCAGATATTCTTGTAACCTATTGGGCAAAACACGCTATAACACGGAATTGCTGCCTTCAATTCGCTTTCGGGCATTTTTTCCAAACGGTAGGGTGGGAGTTTCGCCATATCCAAACGGCGGTATTTGGGAGGAGGAATCGTCGTCATCGTCGTCATCGTCGTCATCGTGTTCGTGGCGGTCGTCGTTGTTTCTGTATTGACTCTGTGAATCTATACAAATCAAAAAAAAACATTTCAATTTTGTGTCCTTTGCTCACTCTGATTATTCCTCATCGCTACTGGTTGCGGCGGCGGCACCGACGGCACGTTTCGTTGGTTTTCCATGCTCCCATATTCCTTCAAAGATTACGATCTCGCCACCATTACCTGATTTTTGAACATGAAGTCCAAAACCGTGAAGCTTGTCGTCTTCCCAAGTTCCCGCGTATTCGTGCCATTTGGCGAGATGGGCATTTTCGGCGGCTTCTTCGCTTGTGTAGTTTTTCAGGGGCATACCATAGACAAATGCGGGCGTGCGAAGAGTCCCGCGACCATGACGCAGATGACTGAGTCCGCCATTCTTCACATTCGCCGGGTCATTCACGCGCATGTGCCCCATATAGACGGTTCCGTCAGCATAACTATATATGTGTTCTTGCTGTATGACTCGGGCGGCGGCCTCTGCTGCTTCGATTTGTCTTGCCATTTGTTCTCTTTCTAGAAATTCGATGATAGAATGTTTCAGATACTGTGTTTGAGACGACGGATGTTCCATTCACGCTGAGATATGCCATCATAGGATAAAAACATTTCAATTTAATGTGGAATGGAATGCGGAATGAAATCGCGAGCGGTAGCGTAGCGTAGCGGAATAAAAAAGTGTTAGTTTCATACACACAAATTATTATCTTATCTTATTACCTTATGTAGTGTAGTGCGGCGTGTGTGCTTTGAAGCATTTACTGTCCGCACTCGAACGGCATCTCGTCCTGGTTGTCGCACATTTCGATGAACTTGAATTCTTGTTCTGCCAACCTTTGCGCGAGCAACATCTGCTCGAGTGCCTTTTCGCGAATTCGTCGAAGATCTGATTCGGGTCGCAACGTGACGATTTCTTCTTTTGAGAACGATCGTGCGAATTCGTTGAACATCTGCTCTGGGTCAAAGACAAAGGGCTCTTGCGCGTCTTCATCGCCCCAGCTTGACGCAAGATTGAGTTGAACTTTGCGTACATCGAACGATGGAAGTGGGGCGGCGGCGGCTTGTTGTTGTTCTTCGACTGTATTGTCCGCGTGTTTTGACGCACAAAGCGCGGTTGCTTCAAGATTCAGACGCGTGCGAGGTCCGTGAGGATGAGCGTATGGCTGACGACGGCGTGGTTGTTCTTCTGGTTCTTGCCTTTTCAACGCAGCTTGAAGCCATGGTTTGGACTGACGGTCTTGCTCACGGTAGTACGCTTCATCACGGTCGCGAATTTCACGCTCGGCGCGTTCGGTCTCTTCGCGTAACGTATTGTAACCGTAACGGCGCTCTTCGCGGCGAGGTTGCTCACGCTCGATGTAACGTTCTTCACGGCGCTCTTCGCGGCGAGGTTGCTCACGCTCGATGTAACGTTCTTCACGGCGCTCTTCGCGGCGAGGTTGCTCACGCTCGATGTAACGCTCTTCACGGCGTTCTTCGCGGCGAGGTTGCTCACGCTCGATGTAACGCTCTTCACGGCGTTCTTCACGGCGTTCTTCGCGGCGAGGTTGCTCACGCTCGATGTAACGCTCTTCACGCTGATGACGACGACGAGTGTTGTATTCGGGGCAGTAAGATGATGTATGTCCGGTATTGTGGCAGATTCGGCAGGCTTGATTCAGGAGCGTTGGACAGACGATTTTTCCTTCGGGTCCGGGCTGGTCCTTGACGAAGTGGCTGGTATATTCCTTCTCTGATTTCCCGGCGTCACGGCACACCTTACAGTAAGGTGTGGGAACGGCGGCGGCGGTATTGCGGCGGCTGGTAGTATTTCTGGACGACGACATTTGTGTATTCAACTGGTGTTTCTGATGGGAAGCTCTGTTGATGACTGATTTGAAGAAAAACATTTCAATTTTTTTTCAAATGCTTGAACTCCAGCAGAATCATGTTATTTCTTTATTCCAAATGACCCGCCGTGATCATGATCGCCGAAAAGGAATGTGTAAATTCGTCCAAGTCTTTTTCGGTTAGGTCGCTTCGTCTTCCGCGAGGTACCTTAGGGGTCGATACGTCATCGTCTTCTATCGTCGCGGAGTTAGAAGACGTATGTAGTTTGTTATAAAGGGTCATATCGGGCGTTTATATATTATACCAACATATTTGTTTATGTAGATATTATGAACGATGGTATTTATGTATTGTAGTCTATCAAATCCACCGCATATTTCTCA